AGTAACCATGGCGCTTAAGACTTAAAGCAATAATTTCATTGCTGCTATTGGATCCCTCTCTTCCTTTAGGCGATCAAATATATGATCTAGTTCTCCAATAACACCAAATAAAGGTATTCCATAAGCCTTGGCAACCATGGCTTTAGTTCCGTGTTGTGTACTACGTAAAATGCCGTTGAGCTTTGCTCTTAAAGTATCAAACATGCCGGGCGTATCAAGTTTCCTTAATATTACCCCGAACTTGTTAAGTACTGTGGCAGATAGCGTAGCAGTCGTTAGAGTGGATAACAACTTGTCACGGTAACTTTCATCTATTATACGGTTACACAACTGATCAGCATAGTCCCATACACCAGGTAAAGCCACCTGGGCGTCCTTACAATCAGAGTTGTCCCGCAACTGTCTTATAGGTGTTCGTTCAATTTCGTAACTCAAACTTTGTTCATTTACTTCATTATTAATTCCCCCTTTTGATAAGTGGGTATTTATAATGATCTCAATAGACTCAATATTAGTATCCCATAATTTAGCGGCTCTACCCTTTTGCATTAAAAAGATTTCCTCTACAAACTCTAGGTCTGCGCCTCTGTCTAAGAGTTCATTTCGTCTTGTCTTCAGTGATTGTAACAATGAGATCAAATCATTTGGTATCACCGACTCAGTCGGCCCATGGACAAAAGTTGATACACCCCTAGCTAAATACTGACTACCAGAGCCTTTATCATGATCAACACGAAGAAATTCTGCAATAGAAGCCAAAAAACACTTACTTTGCTGAAACCTGATATTGAACTTCCTGGCCTGCCTCTGTAAGTTTTGGATCTGATATAAATACGATACACCTGAAAGTACGTCATCTCCATTATGTATTGACACAATAGGAGTATCTTTCGTTAGTATTTTAATATAAACATGATTAAGTATCGTATTAATAAAAGTAGTTAACCGCCATCCTGATAGCAAAGTTCCATTTATAGCATACTCTTCATCACCATTAAATATTCTCCCTCGCTTTACAGACTCTATAACCCAGTTCAGAGCCTCCACCTGTTGTTTGTCCAACTTGTCAGAAAAAACAAGAGCATATGCTTTAAGCACATCACTCATATTATTCAATGAATGTTGAGAATTAAAATCTTCAAAGTCAAAACAAAAAGGCACTCCATTTTTGAGAGTCTCCTGTACTCTCTTTTTAACTATGTCTTCCCTGGCAGCTCTGCCAACAGGAAAGACCGGTTCAAGTAACTCTTCACATTTATACAGAGCGAAATTAGTCATTACAAAATTGGTAAAATCAACACCATATATCGCTCTTTGTTTGCCCCATTCATATTTAACTGATGACCACGCCACGATTTCAGGTGTACGATTAGCCATATGTTCAAATTCGTAATAAGGCATTTTTGCTACTGCAAATAGCTTATTACGTAGAGTAGGTTCATGAGCTCTATATGTCTGATCTTCTTTATATTGAGAATGATACGCCCCAGTAGGTGCCCAGCCCCACCTAGATTTCCAGAATTTCTTCCAATTAGTACGAAGAGGCTTGCTCCCGCGCTGTTTGAGTCTACGAAACAATTTAACAGATTCTGTAAAGACTTCGGCCTGCGGAAGCTTGTTCAGATTAGGTTTTACTCTATGATCACGTTCGGCTTGCCAATCTACTGCACCAACCCCTCTGTTAACTAACACCTCCAATTCAAAGAATTGTTCGAGATCATAACACACTAGATTCTGTAAGGCTTTCAACCTTAGAGAAAAATTGGTTTTGATCTTTTTAACAAAATCTTCTATACTTGAAAACTGCCAATCCCAGATTCCGGATATGGAACTTAGATTGTGATTGGTTTTAGATAACATCATGGCCCAACATATGATACCAACGAACATCGCCTCATGCATACCTAATTGTGCCAATCTTTCCAACATCGGAAAAAGGTAACCCACTTTAGCCTGAAGTCTGTCTTTGCCATAACGCCTTAGATCGTTCATAGTTACATGTCTAAGATGATTCGCTGAAACCTTAAGCTTAGGAGGAAAAGAAGTACCGGCAAACCAGCTGTCGATAATCGGTGTCCGTTTATAAGACCTGCGTTTAATCGACGACCGTGTGATATAAAAGGCCCACCTCACTATATCTTGTTGTGAGACAAGGCCATACGGAAATAAACCAGGTCCGTACTGCAAACGAGAGATCCGTAAAAGAGTGTCTTTCTTTAATGAGCGTAAATCAGTATCGTTTTTTTATATACATACAAGTTGCATTTAGTTTTTCAAAATAAATACAATTCACATATACCGTACTATCTCCAAAGTTGAAATGCATATAGCCTTCAAATTTAGCGTTTCTGAATATATCAAATAAAAGGAGACCAGCTTCATCATATAAACATTCATTGAGACACCCGGCCTCGTCTTTTATCAGATACAATGGCACTGCCGTTATATCTGAGGTTCTTGTATATCGAGTTGCCCCGTATCCTCCAGTTGCACTGGTTGTTCGTAGTTTAATACTTGTATATTGTCTGGCATTGGCACCCCTGCCTCTATCACGTCCAAACGAAAATCCGACTGGTTGATGTCGTACTCACCCACCACGGCAGCAACATAGTTTTCAAACTTTTGGACCTGTAGTTTGATAGATCGTACTAATGTAACATTGGTATCATTATAGGCACAAGGTAGGTCTTTGTAGTCAGGAGTCTGTTGGGCTATTGTCTGCTCTCTAGTCCAGTAAGCACTTACCGAGTATTTGTACAACATGTCAGGGCAAAATCCAAACACTCTATTACGCATATTATACGAGCCTATAATGTAGGATTTAGGTGAAGGCAGGCCTAAAGGTGCAACAGGCGGTACGGCTACTGAGACATCATTTGCTGCATATATTGTGTGCCGACCATTTCTAGCAGGATGTATATACTCGAGGTCGTAACCGTTCCATCTACATATTACACCTAGTGCCCATAAATCGTTATAGTTTAAAGCTCTTCTTTTTGAACCGTACTCTTGTAATGTCACCGCTGCATTACTAGTGAATGAACTAGCATACGGCGTGGACCTTATCAATGAACCCGCTAACCCGGTTATTAACCCTAGACCACCGGGTGTGACCAGGTTGTCAAAAATGATGTCCTGGTTTTCAACTTCATATTTATATTCTTCTAGGTGTGGGATGTTTAGGGTACCAAATTTAATTCTAGTCTGGTATTGCGACTCTAGCCCACCGGTTACTAGAGTAGCAACATCTCTTATAAAAGGTTTAGGTACCGCTCTCCCTATCATAGCAGAATATATTGCATCAGCACGCTGAAACGGGCTGATATTATGATTGACTACATAGTGTACTTTCGATATAAGATCAGAACAATTTTTCGAATTAAATAATAAGAGGTACTCACCCCAATACCAACAAGTGTTAGCAAATAGTGACTCAAGTATCGTAGCATCATTGTCCTTCGTCGTTTGCTTAAAATGGTCTAGCGCGTCAGCCGTTACACACACACCATCTGCCTCAAGTAACATTGGGAGTGACGCCCTCTTCAACCCTAATTTGGGTAAATGCAACTCACGGTCAATAGCAGTCCACCAATGCGCCTCTACTGTCTCGGTCGCAGGCTGTGCTAACCAATATCTCATAGCCCTAGATGCGTTTAGAGAATCCTCATATACTCTATGATTGTTAATAAATTTGGTCATCATATTATTCAATAAAGGTATGCTAAAGGAATACGTTTTTTCTACTGGGGCACGAGCATGATAAGCGACAATAGTATCATCCTCCACCTCTAAGTCGATATCTTGATCAACCAAGAATGGGGTGGCTCTCAAATTACCTTTCATACACCAGGCAAGGGCAGCCACTTCGTCATTTGAGAACCCAGCAAGGTTAAGATAACCACGTTTCTTTGCGACTTGGTCTATTGCAGCATCCGTTGCCGGCACCTCGTGCGATAAGTGACTAAATGACAGTAGGCTTCCGTTTTCAACAGTGAATAACCATTGAGGTATCATGTACTTTCCGTTCACGAAATCCAGATGTTGCCCGAAATTGCGACCACTAGTACTATGACCATCATTATAATCGTACATATGCCAGACCTCTGCCTCAAACTGGAATTTAGAGCTTACGTATGCAGGATTAGGTACGTGTACTCCTGCTGCTGATAATATTGTCGGGGGTGGTAATCCTCTAACCCACATTTTGATATTGGCCAGAATGACAGATAAATATCTATCATAAACAGAAGTCCCAACCCCAGCACGCCCACTTCTGATAGCATCTACGAGCATGGCTACTGCCTTCATGTTGTCATTCTCAGAATCAATGAGTTTGGCTGATTCTACAGGTATACTAATATTGGCCTTGTAACGTTTGTTTCTAGCAAACATACCCAGTAAAGAGATCTTCATTTTGATAACAAACAACAATGAAGTAGCATTGTCATAAAAACCATTGGACATAACAGCATTAAAAAACCGGCTGTTACGTTGCTCCTTTATGTCAGTATTAACTGCTATTTCCCTTAGCCTTTTGAGGATAGTTACAACTGAAGGTAAGCCGTCAGTGGTAATGCAGTTAGCATTTAACCCCGAAACGGAATGTTGAACCAGATCTAGTACAAATCGTTGTGCCTTACCATATATCGTGCCTAAAGTGACACTGTCTGTTGCTTTCCTAGTTATATACTGATTTCCTGTCTTTGATTCGAAATCACTAGGGTTAACTCCATTAACCTGTTTAGTATTGGAGACAGCCAATACATTTCTTTTATCTTGGTCAATATCTTGACCCTCAACCTTAGAGTCTTCTAAGCTTGAAATGCCTAGTTTAAGTCTAGTCTTGACCATCACTAGACCATCACCGAAATTTTTGATTTTACAGTAGGGGTTGATAAAGTCTTTGATGTACTCCATTGCTGTAGTGTCGCTTGAAGTGTAGTTTAAATATTTTGATAGGGATTTATAT